TATTAAGGACCCGGTATCCGGCATCCACGATTATTTATAAGGCTTTATGCTTTATAGTTAGGTATTTCCGATATTATATTTGGGACATAGTTCCCACTGTTGTTTTTCCTTATGAGGAATAACTTTAATCTGACGAAGAGGGGCTTTATCGGTAGCCTGATCTCCATTCACGATATCCAACAAACCCCAGTCAGAAAGCAATGTTGCAATCGTATTTCGGCGTTGTATATCATTATCCATCAGATTCGACGGTTTCCCATCTAACATGAATAACTCTTTAAAGTGAACAATAAAGTATCTACCTTGCTTGTGCAAGATATGACAAGATTGGTAAAGCTTATTGTCTTTTCGAGACGCCACACCAATTCTGGTAAGTGTTTCTCTAATCTTTAAGAAGTCATCTGGTTCTTTTAACGAGATCTCCAGCATCATCGCGGGAGTCCACGTTACTTCGTTATTTTGTTTTTCCACCTTTATAGACCTTCAATTTCAATTCATCAATTTGATTATTTGTTAATACTTTAAGCACTTGACGTGCCTTCTCATTGCTATAGCCATAGTATTCTTTAATGGCGTCTAACGCTTCTATTGTATCTGGTTTGATCCATTTACTAAAGCGCTTTTTGCTTCTGATAGTATTTATAAGAAAATCAAATTGAAGCTTCGAGTCTATATGATGACAACGATTCATCTCATTAGCAAGAAGAACAGTGTCTGGAAAGTAAGAAAGACCACGGTTAACCATATAGGCACTGTAAGCTTTCTCGGTTAAGTCATCAACCATGATATTCTTTTTGGTTTGGTTGATAGCGTTAAGATAATCAAAAGGGTTCATAATCCAATAAGTCCTAATCCATGGTTTGCGACTGCATTTAAGATAATAAAGACACCAACAAGAATTTCGAACAGCACGATTACAGTACGTACTATTGCTACTTTATCGGCCTTTTCAGCATCATCAAAAGCTTTACTACCTAATGCCTTTGCCCATATTGTCCACATTACTGCCACTCTGCTGCAGCCATTACCTCGGTCATGCAAGCAACTACGTTAAGCTCGTGATCAGCAACAAATGCATTCTTGTACTGATAGTCTGCCAGGATAAGAACAATCTGAGGAATAGAGTGAGGTTTTAAGTTGTCACTCATATTGTCATAGATCTTACGGAAAATAGCATGGGGCTCGGTGTCCATATTATCAGCAACCCACTTGCGCATCTGTTTAAAGTCTTTGTTACGCAGGTGGGAAATAAGACCTTTGACACTGTCATCAACCAAGTTAACCAATACGCCTGAGTCAATAGTACCAGACACTGAGTAACGCTGACACTCATTTAGGATGCGACGGAAGTCAGGAAAATACTTTTGAACAACTTCAGCCACGACCTTTTGGTCATAGGTAATGCTTTCCTGATCAAGTACTCCGGTCACACGTTTAAAGATACCACCAGCAATCGATGGCTTTTCACTATTAGGAATAGCAAAATCGTAAACACTGCAACGAGAGTGCAACGGCTCAATGATACGGTTTTTAAAGTTGCATGTCAAAATGAACCGGCAATTGTTTGAGAATTCTTCAATGAATCCACGCAGCGCAGGTTGAGTTGACTGTGGGTTAAGGTAATCAGCCTCATCGAGGATAACGACCTTATAACCACCTTGCAATGAAACCGAAGAAGCAAACTGTTTAATCTTACCACGTAGGGTATCGATATTACCTTCTTCGGAACCGTTGACCACGATATAATCAAGCTCGAGCATATTGCATAAAGCTTTGGCAACCGTAGTCTTACCAACACCAGCGGTACCACTAAACATCATGTTTGGCAGTTCACCAGACTTAGCGATATCGGTAAAGGTTTTAGTCAAAGACTTGGGAAGTACACACTGATCGATGGTGCGAGGGCGGTACTTTTCTACCCATAGAAATTCAGACATTCACGTTCTCCATAATTTAATATAGTCCCATTATACACTATAATGGGACACTTGTACACCTATAAATAGAAATATGAAAAAAATACTGCTCATGACCATATTTTTAGGTGCTTGTTCAAAGGCACAACCCATAGATTCAATAGGACCTATGGATGGTGTGGTATATTCAGCTGCAGTTAGATTAGGCTTAAATGAAACGGATGATCGCCAAGAACTGAAATCATTCCTTGGCGTAGATCCCTTTTATTACCAGTGGTGTGCAGCATTCGTTAATTCAGTCCTAGAAGAAAACGGTATTCCAGGATCAGAGTCGGTTAGCGATTACCCTCTTACTGCAAGGAGCTTTACCAACTGGGGATACGGTGTACAAACTCCTGAAAGAGGAGATATCATCGTATTCCCACGTGGTAACCAAGGATGGCAAGGGCATGTAGGATTCTATGTAAAAACCGTTATGGTTGATAACAAAGAAATGTACATGATACTTGGCGGAAACCAGGCTGACTCAGTTTCATTTGAGGTGTTTCCAGCAAGTATGGCAATCGCAATTCGACGCAGACCCATGGAGTCAAGCTGAGGAATCGAACCTCACCACAGCGGCGACTCGTGACGCCTAGTCGTGTCTGTGCTGCTAGCAAACCTGCGCTGACATATTTGGTCGGACATGTAGGATTCGAACCTACGACCCTCTGCTCCCAAAGCAGATGCGCTACCAGGCTGCGCTAATGTCCGTTAAGCTTTTGCTGTGATCGCTTCGTACAATTCAACAAGCTCTTCTTGCTCTTGCTGCACTGTAGTAAAGTTTTGACGATGGTAGATACTTGCTAGCTTACGCACATATTTCTTTTCAAGGCCAAGATCGTCATTTACTTTATCAATCACGTCTTTTTGGAAATCTTTTTCGGCATCAACTCGTGTCATTGAATTAGACATTTCTTTGATGGAAGCAAGAAGTTTTTCACGATCAGCAGGGTTAGACAACATTATGTATTCCTCATAGTATAAAAATAATTGGCTCCCTGTGCTGGGCTCGAACCAGCGACAATCTGATTAACAGTCAGATGCTCTACCAACTGAGCTAACAGGGAAAAGATGAGGGCTAACCGTTGGCCCTCGCGGATGTGTTACGGCATCACCCGAACGGTATTACTCAGCCGCTTCTTCTGCTTCACCTTCTGCTGGTTCCTCTTGCTGAGGTGCATTGGCTTGTACAAAAGTTGCGATACGACCGCGAACTGCACCAACCGATTCTAGCTCAGTACCTTCAAATGCGCCACGTTTTGAACAAACGTCGATGATTTGAATTACCGCAGCCAGATCGCCTAGGCCCAATTGAGGCGCCTGTGCTTCTTCCGCACCCTGAGTTTCTGTTGCTTCAGTCATTTTATTCTCCATAGGTTGAGTTTTTCTCGAGAGCTACCCAATACTCGACTGGAATATTGAGGTTTTTAAAATGTGAGATGAGACGTTTAGAGATAACAACCTCGTAATCACCACCCACAAACTTAAAGTTGTTAATATTAAAGATGAATTTGAATGCATCATCTACAACTTCTTTGGCATCTACTTCGATATCAAACGTATTCGAAGTAGAATCCTTCACATCAGTTACTTTGATCGTAAGACCAGAGTCACCGGTGGATTTCGTAACCACTACATCTGTTACACCCAAGGCGCCAGCAGCTTTTCGAAGCTGGCCCATATCATCCTGAGTCAGAGTAAAGGTTACCTCGGCGGATGGCATGACGATGTCTTTTGATGGAGAGGTCAGAATATCCGGAGCACTAAAGAAGTACTTAACTGCGCGACGACCTTGGGAGATTTTGAGGGAGAGAGCGTCGTCTGCTACGTTAAGTTCCGGATCATCGAACATGCCTACCACGCCGAGGAACTCGTTGAGATCGTAGATACCAAAGGAGGTATCAAACGATTCAGATACAGAAGCTTTTGCAAGAATATTCTTGGCTTCTGAGATTGTTTTTAATTCAGATCCTGTATTGATAACGATGTTGCTGTTGATGCCAGCAAAGTTTTTCAATACAGATTGTGTGTCATTACTTAGTTTCATAATTCATTCCATTCACTGTCACATTAACATTTTGATAAGCCTGATCCCACTCTTCGGGAGTGGCAGAGTTTATTGACTGATATGTGGTATTATATATCAGTTCATCTCCATTGTACATAGGCTTATCGTCTTTTTTTTCACTTTTATTATCAAACTCAAGTAAGAAAAGAAGATTGCAGATCGCATGAGCTGTATGGTTAATACCAGTCTCATCATCGTTTTTCTCACCCTGCATGTATGCAGAAATGTGGCGCAGTGCTGCAGCCTCATAACGATGGCGCTCAACCTTTTCCCAGTTAAAGCGATCATACTTGTTTGCACCATATGTTAAAACCTTGACTACTTCGTCAAGTGCCCCGAAGGGCATAAGACTGTAGTCGGGTTTTTTGTGATCATGTTTAATCCCATGACTCATTATTCATTACCTCCTCAGAAACAGGTTGAGCAACATCAGCATCAACCTTAGTATATAAATCAAGAAAAGCTTCTTTTGTATCGGTATCAAAGCGTGAGATACACAACTCAAGTGCTTTCATCTTGTTGTCAAAGATAGAGTAAGACTGAACGATGTGGCAGAGACGACGAGTAGATATAACCTCATCAACACCTCCATCTTCAAATGTCTTACGGATTGTTTCACTCCAAACAACCAAGTTGGCAGCAAAATCTTTGTCAACCTTACCGAACTTCTCCATATGCTTCATCAAGATCTTGCGTTCAGTTGCAAGTGCAGCATATGGCTGTTCCATAGTAATAGTGAAACGCTCAAGGAAAGCTTCATCAATGATAGTAGCTGCAATGAACTTACCATCGTCAGAACCTTGACCTTTAGTGTTTGCAGTAGCAAAGACGTTGAAGCCCGGAGCGGGGCGGACCATCTCACCAGTTTTCTTAATCAACACTGGCTTCCCTTCCATTACACCTTGGAGGGACATGATTTTATTTGAGCCACGATCAATCTCATCAATCAAGAGAATCGCGCCCCGCTCCATCGCCTTGATGACCGGGCCTTTATTGAATACAGTCTCACCGTTAATAAGGCGGAAACCGCCGATCAAATCATCCTCATCTGTTTCAGGAGTAATTTGAACGCGTACATATTCACGACCCAAGCGGGCGCAGGCCTGCTCAATCATCAAAGTCTTACCGTTTCCAGATAGGCCGGAAACGTAAGTCGGGTAAAAGATGCCTGACCGAATAATCGATTCAACATCTTTAAAGTGTCCCCATGGGACATACGTAGGATCTGCATCGGGTACAAATACTTCGTCGTTTACAATAGAAGCAACGCCGCCACTCATTTGAGGAGCCTCTTGTTTACTACGGAAGGGCAGTAGCTGAGCTTCTAGGTTATAAAGACCACGGCGAACCTTAGGCTGAGATGTAGTGAATCGATAAGACTCACTATCTTTAATACCTAGTTCGCGGGCAACCGCCGTTACAGTTTTAGGGTAAAATTCGTTTGTATCGGGAAAACGGGTAGCAAGTTCACTTGCGAGTTTCACAGTATTCATAATATAGTCTCTCCATCACATTATCAATAGGTATATTATACCATATTCAGCACAGTATGTACACAGTTATTTTACATAAACGTGATTATATTTTGCGGGAAGATTCTCACAATTATAATCACCACCTGAGAAGAAGATCCCATCGTATGTAATCACTTGAGTACATGCATTAGTTGAATAAGAAACGTGCACATCAGGCGTGGTCATTGCAAAATCAAGGCCTACAAAAAGACCGGCTGTGACCGCTGATGCGACTACTACTGTTTTGATTACTTGTTTCATGTTGATCTCTCCATCAATTTATGTAATCATTATACAACAACCAGAATCGGTTGTACACA